TTATATCTGCTCCTTGTTACGCTGTGCCAGTTATACCTAATTTTACGCAGGGAAGTTCCACAAGTAGAACAGAAACTTCCACAATTATTACAGAATCTATACGAACAACAGAATATAATTCTGGGTTCTTGTATTCAGTTACAGGATCAGGCATACAGCATGACGGATCTTCTATTAGTCCATCAGCTATCTCAGTTAACGAAACTATAAACGGAACTACTCATACATGGCAGGGATTAAATCTAGATCAACGACCAAACTGGACTCAATCAAATCAGGGAGATGCCTTTCAATTTACAGAAGTATATCAAGCACCTGGAATGGAATCTGTAACCGATATAACCCGAACCATAGAAAGCACAAGCGTCACAGATACCACAACTATCTTCTCGCAATAACTTTAGTAAGTAATCCAGTATTTGCTAATGTGTCAAACACCAGTGCTCCTGTAGCACAGAGTTCATCGAGCGTATCAAACTTCGCCACACAGGTTTTGGGAGGTCCGATGGTAGAAAATCAGTATGGAAACGGCATAGTTTGTTCTGGCCCACAGATGGGTTTTAGCCCATTTGTCACTACAACATTTAACCAAAGACGGCCACAAGATTATATTTACCATACGCCCGTGTACGATCCAACAGACGAAGATGATAATGGTGTGCCAGATAACCCAGGGAACATATTATATTTTCAAGAAAATTATAGTGGTAACAAAGATTCTCTAGGATTAAACTTCGGATTTGCACTTACATTTAATATTCCATTAGACAACAGATTTCAAGATTCTTGTTTAGATGCAGCTAATACACAAATAAATTTACAAAAGCAAGAACTAAATGCAAAGCTGCTGAACTATGAAATAGCAAGATTGAAAAATTGTGGAGAATTGATGTTGAAGGGAATATATTTTGATCCTAAAAGTAACTTCGCAAAATTATGTGAGGGGGTCATTGTTCAGCCACCTCCAAACCAAGTTATACCGCACAAACATGAAATAGATTAGTAAAAGGTGATATTTTAAATAAGAACGACCTTGCCTATTGAGTGTTTGCTGTGAGCATTAAGAGAGTGTCTAGAACCTCTCAAGGGGTCAAATCCTTTTACTAATATTTATTATACACAAAATTTGCAGTAGACAAGCACGGGTTTTGACTTGTCTACCTAGACGCCCTATCCATTGCCTTGGCGAACAGGGTTTTATTATCTTACAACAAAACAAAAAAAATAGGTAAGACCTTCTCAACCATCTTACCTATTTTAGTGTGTGCAATAACCCTTCCAGACCAGATGAAGGGATCATATTCAGTATAACAGAAAATCAAAAAATAGAACTTGCATCAGCCACTACAGGTTCTTTAATACCTGCTGCCTGTTGTGCAGCCATGTATTTTTCATACTCTTCATATTTAACATTTTCAATAGCTTGTTCGCCAAGAGTTTGGTCCGCTTCACTAAAGAAATCATCAAGAGCATCTCTTACAAGAGAAGAGATAGAAGTACCTGGTTTAGTATGGTGCTTCAATAAGTTGTATTGATGTTTTGTAATCTGCACTGATAATCGCTGTAGATTCTGATTCATTGTTGATTAGTTGTTAATTAAATTATAAAGCTATTTAATCTGTATGAGATTTACAAAGGTCATTTGTCGCTTTATAAGTATCTACAGATGGAAATGGATCAATAGTATGTTGTCTATCAACCCTTAAAACTTTATTGACCTTATACAACATAAATTGATGTGCTGTAATTATGTAAGCTTTAAAAGTTTTCATATCTGCTGTACTTAGATTTCTAGATTTTCGAGTCTCTAAAAATTCTTTTAACTTTAATGGCGATAAATCAGTTTCATTATCTATCATGTATTCGTCTGAATAACCATGATAAACAAGCTGCATGAAGAATGTAGCTCTGTTAAAAGCCTCTTCCCAACTATGTTTATGTTCTGGAGTTGTAAGTTCCAAGAAAATTTTAAAGGCTGCTGAAATTAAAAATACAGTAGCTTGCTTGTTTTTTACATAACCTCTATCTTCTAAAAGTTCAAAAAACTTACTGTGCCTTTTATAAATCTTTGCAATATCAGCATCAAATCGTGTATGTGCATACAAGGCTTGACCTAATCCTTTACCTTTAAAATCTGTAAAAGCATTTTTTATAGCACTACAAGATTTTGAGTGCATGGGAGTACCAGCAATAGTAATACGTTCTGATTGAGTTCGTTTTCTACCGTTATCAGAATATTGTGCTGTTTTATGAGGTAAATCTCTAATAACAAAAAATTCACAATTTGCATTAGCCTCAACAAGGCCACTTAAACGATGTTGACCATTGATAAGTTCGCCTTTTGTATTAAAAGCTATGGCATCCCAAGATAAGACCCAATCTCCATTCCTCATTTGATTGGCATAATTTTCTATAGATCGTCTTGTAATAGATCTATTAAATTTAAAATTCTTATCTAGATATTCTAAGGCTTTTCTTTTGTCTATAGTTTCAATACTAATTTTGACATCTGAATAATCTTGGTTTCTTTCAATTTTAACCAGATTATTAATAAGTAAATTTGTTTTCATAATTAAATAGTAACTTCTTGTTCAGTTTTGCTCTCGATTTTTTTGATTTGACCAAACAAGACAGTGGCAATTGTTTTTATTACTTCTAGCTCAGTTTTATCAAAATCTTCAATAGATGTTTGTAATGAGCTAATGAATTTATCAAGAGGCATTGCATAGCTTGATACATCATTTCTAGAATGAAAATCTACAGAAATTTCTCTGTCAAATTGATCGAAATGAAAATACATCATGTCATCTTTTTCAAGAGTGTTTTCAGTTCTGTTTTGGAATTTGTGTCTCATAAGAATGAAATTATTGATTGCCCTGTTAATATAGCACGAAAGTGACGTCACTTTAACTTTGTTTTCGTTCCGTAACAATGTTACTTTTTCTTTTTCGTTAATTTAGAAACGGCTTGCTTCACTAATGGCCGTACAAGCTGAAGTACCAATGGTGCAGAAGCACCAACCAAAGCAAGGCTAAAGACCCCAACAAACTGAGGAGCAGACGGAATGTATTGTTCTTTCCACTCAACTGCTTCATAAAGAGTTATACACTCAAACCCATCTTGCCCTCTTTCATGTCCAATAACACGTTCTAATTTTTTATCGTTACGAAAGTCTCCTACTCGTTGGTCATTTTTACCAGGGCAGGGAGGAAAATCTGGTGGGGGAGGGTCAGGTAGTGGAGAAATATCTGGCTGTTCTGCTTCTGGTAAGGGTGGTGGTTCATTATTGATAAGTGCTTCCTCCGTAATGACAAGATTCTCAGGTGTATAGTCAAGAGGAATAAAACTAGGAAACGGAAAATCGCACGTTGTAAATACACCATTCGGATCTTCTAATAATAAATTACGATTACCTGTATTTTTTATATCACGATGTTGATAGGTACAACCAGGAACATCAATATCTGGTGGCTTTGCTATCTGTAAATAATGTGGATTGTAAGGTTCGGGTACATCTGGAACATATATCTCAGGAATATAAATATCAGGTATTTCAATCGTAGGCATTTCTAGGAAGATAAACTTCTACAAAAGAATGACATTTTGGACAAGAAAGATTAGTTATCATGCTGTACTCTCCAGATTTTAATGGAAAATCTTCCTCATCTAAGCTATGATCTCCACCCCAAATTAGTTCTGTCTTACAGTGCCAACAATTCATTTAATAATCGGCATAGATGGACCTGTCATCTTAGGTAAACCATTATCTAATATTTTTGGCATCATACCCTGTACATTTCCAAGGATTTTATTCATCATTTTTGATTGGAACTGCTCTGAAGTTACATACTTGTAACCAAAGTACGCTCCACCACTCATGGAAGCTACCATTACAAATGAGATGATACTCAATACGTTAGCAATTTTTTGAAACATGATTAAAGAAG